AACTTGCTGCTTTTTCTTGCTCAGCCTTTAATCCTGCAAGACTGTTTTTGAATCCATTAAGTTGCCCTTCTGTAAATTCAATTTCACGCCTAAACGCTCGATATTGTTCTTCATTAATCGCGCCACTTTCAAATTGTGCTTGTACTTGTTGCTGAGCTGACTTTAAACTATCTAATTTTTTTGTTGTATTCTCAATTTGTTGTGTAAGCAATTGTTGCTTTTGAGCTAAAGCTTCGACATTGCCTGGGTTGAATTTTAATAGTCGTTCAATATCTTTTAGTTCTTTTGCCAAGTTATCACTTTGCTTATTAACATCTTTAAAAGCATTTTGTAACGGTTGAGTGTTACCATTAATCTCAATCGTAATTCCTTTAATTCTTCCTGCCATGTTATCACCTCACTTGCTTAGAAATTGTTAAAGTCATCTTGTGTAGCTGTTCTTGTATTTTCTTGTTCTTTTTTCGGATTTCGTAATTCTACATATTCATCGATATAATCTAGGCAATCACCTATTGTCATATCTTCTAAATCTTCTTTTGAGAGTTTGCATGAATAACAAAGAGCAAGGAATGTCTCAACGGAAAAACTACCTTTCCCGTTGTTACGCCCTTGCCCTTGTTCATCTTCTGTTATTTTTTTTTTGACTGAACCGTACTTTTAATTAAGTCCTGAATTTCAGTGATAATTTCTTCGATCGGAAATTCTCCAAATGTATCAAGCCATGTTAATGGATCTGGAACTTCTTTATTTGCCGTTTTAGCAAACGCCCATACTAAGTTATAAATAACTTCAAAATCTAATTTGCTTAAATCAACTTGTGAAAGGTCAATATTACTTTTGTCACCATCAGCTGGGATATATGAAGTAAGTGCGCTTAAACCAAGGATATCTGCAAACATATCGCGTCTAAATTGCGACTTATAGCGAATAGCCGTACCAGCGGTACTTTTCAAAGGGACCGTTTGTTCATCGATTACAATTGTTTTTTCCATCTAATTACGCCCCCACAACTTTTTCATATACTTTTGTATACCAAGCATCGTAAATAGCCGCTGGCGTTTCCGCAGTTGTTGAAACCTTAACTTTTTGATTTACTGGATGTTGTGCTGCAACGAATTTTAATTCAGTTGTATTTGGTTCTGTTTTATCACTCTTTGTGGAAGAACCCGCACCAGGTCGTGATACAGATACGTTGTAAAGTAAGTGGCGAGTTGCTTTCACATCGCCATCAAATTCGAACATCAAAGCAATTCTCTTGATCTTTGCATTTGAAACTTCAGTGATAACTTTGTCGGTTTCATCCAGAATTTCTCCTAACACTTCAGTTCGGAAAGCCTCAGTGACTTTAGCGATATTTAATGTACCTTCATAGCCTTGATTACTTGATTCAGTGTAATAGTTACTGTCATCTGCATAAAAATCTGTTTGTTCCCCTTTTGGTTCTAATTTCATTTCAACAGCACCTGGTAATCTAGCTGGCGTTCCGTATGTGATTTTTCCTGTTTCGTCTTCAGTGATAACGCTGTAACGTACTCCCTTTAAACCGAAAATTACTTTATTTTCTGCCATTTATATCAACCTCGTTTCGTATATTTTTTGATACATTTTTTCAGATTCAATAAAAGTCCCATACGAGTCATAAGGAATTTCATGGTCGTCTAGGACTTGTTCAAGTTTTGCTTCTGCAACTAAATCTTTTTTTACTGTATAAAGCTCAATATTTAAATCATTTATTTTGTGATAAACCTTATTGTCAGCCATTAAATTTGCTGATCCATCCACAAGAAAACAAATATATGGCGGCTTCGGTACTGGCTTGCCTGGTGTTGCTGTAAAATGCGAATAAGCCACAGGATAACCTGTAGCTTCAAGAATTTTTGTTAATTCACCTAATGTCATTGTTGAACCGCCCCTTCGATACGTCTTGGCAATTCATCATTTATATAATCTTCAACCGGACTGATGTGTACTTGCGCTGGAACTCGTCCACCTTCAGCTTTCGCATGACCTTTTTCTAAAAGATGTGTTAATTGTCCCTTTGTATTATAAATAACAATATTCTTGCCATCTTTTTTCTTACGCCATCCTTTACGATAAGCACCAGTTTTTTTAGGACTATTTTCCTTTAATTTATCAACAGCAATATCAGCTACTTCTTCTTGTGAAGCAATTAATTTCTCTTCCACAACATTCGCATACTTTTGTAATTCTCTAGCAATCTCACTCGCAAAATCATTCATATTAAGTATGCTCCTTTGCGATAATAGTTAATGTTTGATACATTTCATCATCATTCATTGGCGGTTCGATAATATCAAAAATACGACCTTTCATATTAATTCGCATTAATTCTGTAATACCTGTTGTATAAGGAATAACAAACCGATAAATTCGTGTAGATTGTGAAGCTGAAGCTTCAATGTACTCCGAACCTTTTACCGTTTTTATCATTGCCCATGCTTTTTTTACTTCTTCCCAATTACCTGTTTCAACTTCTTGATTCAGTTCATCTTTTATTACTTCAGGTTGTTCAATGATAATTCGATTTCTACAATCGCCTGTATTCAGTGGTTTCTTGTACTGAAAAGGACGCATATCAATCACCGTCCAACTTAATTTCTTCTAATGCTTTTTCAACACCTAAACTATTAATCTGACTTAAAAAATTCTTATCAAAATACTCTAAAGCATCGTTATAAACATAACGAGAACGTTCAAAGACCAACTCCTTGAACTCCTCGTCATTATTTAAATCATAACTCCCACAAATCCTAAGTAATGCTTTGTTAGATGTAGAAAGGATGCGCTTTAGGTTATCATCTTCATCATCACCCAAGTGCATCCTATCTTTAAATTCCTGTAATATTACATCTGAAATTACTGTTTCCATTTACATCATCCTTGCGTTGGTGGTGTTGGTGGTGTGAATGAAATCTTTAAATCATAAACAAGAGCGGCTTTATTATCCTTTGGTTTACCGTTAGCAAACTGTTTGATTGTATAAAGCGTAGCATCTTCAATCGCTAATGTTTGGTCGAACTTTTTAAGTTTATATCCGCCAGCAATTGCTGCAAGATATTGACCTTTAACGAAGAATAATGCTTTTCCTACTGGAACTTCTTCAGATTCAACAGTTTGGATGTTATAAGGTAATGCCATCACCCATTGACCAGTTGATGTTTGAATTGTATTTCGTGCTTGTACACCAATTGAATCAACTGGATTTACAACCATTACAATTTTGTTTAATACTTTACGAGATTTTCCTTTTTCATCCACAGATAAAGCTTTTACAACTTCGTAAAGTTCACCAGCTACTACTTCACCAAATTCAGAAGGAGCAAATGTTAATGTGCCGGATGATGGTTTATTCGTAACAGCTCCAGTAGAAGCATTTACATTTTTCATTAAACCAACAGGTTGATGTGCGACAGCACCACCACCATTTACAAAACCAAATTCTAAACCAACAGAATAAGATTCTACTAATAAAGTTCGAACATAACGTTCAACCCATTCTGGGCCAAGTTCCAACATATCGTTTGGAATAGCTGCAAATGCAGTTAATTTAAGTTGACCAATTTGTTCTTGTCTGAACGCTGCATTTACTTGACCTTTGATTTCGCCGAATAATTCGCCCCATGCATATGCTTTTGTTGGATCAGAATAAATGAACTTAGTTACAGCTCCTAAATCTTGTAACCCAAGTGCTTCAAGTAAAGGATGTTCGGTTACTAAATCCTCAAATACACGTTCTTGTGTAGTTACAGGAAGGATTGAACCATCTTTAAAGCCACCATCTTGTACAACTGCATTGAAAAATTTTGTTTCTGCAGCAGTTAATACATTTTGGCCACGTTGTTGAAGAATAGAACGATCTAACATTTCATCATTTACTTGATTACGGACTGTGTTAATTACATCCGTTTGCATTGCATCAAAGAAACCTTCAAACGCTGCCGTTTGTTCTTGTTCTGTACTCTCTGCATTAGTTAAAGCGTCCGTTAATTTCGCTTTCGCCTTAGTAAATGCTTCAGATTTATTAAATTTAATAACCATTATGTGTTTCCCCCAATTTTTATAATTTTAAAAAGAGCCCTTTAATCCCACCATTTTTTACAGGTTTCGGATCCGGCTCTTTTGGTTGTTCCTCTATATTGTTTTGTAAATCGTTTAGGATTTCGTTTTTTAGCCCTGATAATGCAGTGTTTAAATCTTCTTTTGTAATCCCTTGACCTTTGTTCATTGTTCCATTTCTAAAGCCATCTATTACCTTCTGTGGAAGCATGGCAGCAGTAGAAGCTGAAGCAGTCATTTTAACTGGATTCTCCATGAACATGATTTCATCCACAAAGTTATTTTCTAATGCTTGTTGTGGACCCATCCAAGTTTCTTCAGCCATCATATTAAGTAGTTCTTCTTCTGTTTTACCACTTTTAATCACATAGGCATTTACAATCGCTCGATCTGTTGTTTTCAACATTTCAGCAGCCTTTTCCATATCACGATGATCTCCACCATTCCACATTGAAGCGTTATGAATCATGATTTGTGCTGTTGGTGAAATTCGCACTTTATCACCAGCCATTGCAATAACAGAAGCCGCACTTGCAGCCAAACCAACAATTTGAACTTCAACATGACCAGGATAATTTTTCAACGCTGTATAAATCTCTGAACCTTCGTGTACATAACCACCAGGACTATTAATTGATACAATTAAATCATCACCATTGGCATTAGTTAGTTCTTTTGAAATTTTACCTGGGCTTGCAGCATCCATTTCAAACCAATCATAAATCCAAGCTTCATCATTAGAAATAATTGGCCCTTTTACGTCAATTTTCACCGTCATTTGTATTCTCACCTCCTTCTCCAGCATTCATTTCAGCGTAGTTTTTCGTAATATAATGTTTGTTTAAGTTAGGATCATCTGAGATATCATAACCAACTTCTAATCTAACCTCATTTCCTTTAAAAGCACCAGAGGAAATTAGTTTATCGATACTTTCAGCAAGTTCGAATATAGTCTGATAAGAAATAGATTTAACCTCAACTCTTTGCCCCTCAAGATACTCATTCATTTCAAAGAATTTAACATTCACTTCATCAGAAATCTTTTTTAACAAAGGTTTTACTGTGAAATTCATGTAGTTTTTCGTTTGCTTCTCAATATCAGCCATTTCGCCATATATTAAAGCTGTAGGTATTCCCATTGCCATTGCTACTTGATTTAAAAAACCATTTGTTACTTTATTTATTTCTTCCACACTAGGACCATTAGCAGAACCATTGTAAACTTCTTTGTACTCAATCCCCTTTTGTTGTGGAACAATAGCAATATCTTTATTACCAATTGCCTGATACATATTGTTTATAAATTCTTGTAACTTTTTAACTTGTTCTTCTGATTTAGCACCAATCATGTCCATATCGACTGTGCCGCGAACTTGGTTTTTACGCTTTTGCGAATTTAATATTCTTCCGAATAAGTCGCCATAATCAGCAAAGAGTCCATCAATAAGCGGTGATAACTTATCATTTCGATATTTTAAATGGATAACTTCACTCTGTTTAAAACTTCTCTTAAATTCATAATCTTTTACTACCACATTCGTAAATGTATCTTCAAAAACAGCATATTCATTATGTTGAAAGTCATCCGCAATAAGTAAATCCTCGTCATCAGCTTGTATGACTAGACATTCATTATCATAAACAAGCTTTTGAATGAATTTTTCCCAGAATGTACTTGCTGTCATATTCTTATTTGGCCTAACATTTAACCGATAGTAAAGTTCGTTCTTTTCAAATTCTTCACCATTTTTAACTCTAAATTCTGACTGACTTATTGTTCTTCCCAAAAAAGATATACAAGTATCAATCGCCAATCGTTTCATATGGACTCTATTTGCTGTATCCATGAACATTTCTAAATCAAACATAAATGCTATTTCTTTGTTTTTATTTAATACATCACTGATCCATCCAATGATTATCACCCCCTTTATTAGAATTTAATGTCGCCTATCACAAAATCAGTTACTTCTTGTATTTCATCAGCTCTATAAAGAGCATGTACAAAACATTGGAAGCCATCAGTCTTTCTACGAACTGGTTCTTTCTTCTCATACACTTTGTTCCCATCACCTTTGATAACTACTAATACGTTTTGTGTATACCAACGCATCATAGGATTATCATCAAAAACGATTTGTTTATTTGCGAATGCCATTTCAATTCGAGGTGCTAGTAAACTATGAATTGCTCTAGGATTTCTTATAACTTCTATTTCAAATCCTTCCGCTTCTAATAACGGTCTTATTGCTTCCATACGGAAATTATCGGCAATAATTTTCTTCAATCCATAAGAGTCACGCATTTCAACAAACCAATCGACAATATGTTGAGGATTAATTGTTGGTTCATCCACAACAGTTAATAAACCTTGTTCTTCCCATTCTCTAATTGGTGCATATTTCTCTTTTTTAAATTCCTTTGCTTTTTTGGAATATCCATAGTAAATATCAACAAACTCTTTTCGAACAAACGAATGAGTTTTGAAAATATATTCACCATCTACCCTAAATAAAAGACCGCAAGCAGCGAAATCTCTAATACTTGCAAAATCTAAAGCTCCAATACATTCTCGGCCATATAAATCAGGGAATGGACGATTTGTAGCAACGATTTCTTCCCACTTTGCAACCGAACGTTCTAAATCTGAAACAGGTAAATTCATTCGTTTTGTCATGAATTCAATTCGGTTGTCTGGATCGTCTTCTAAATCCTCATATTCTTCTTTCATCGTTTCAAATAAGCCCTCAGCATATTCACTTAATGGCTTTGATAACATAGGATTCGCAAACTCCCATTTGTCTAAATCGTCAACTTCTCTTTCATCATTAAGCTTACAGATAAAAGGAAAGACAGCGTTTGGACGCGCTTCACCTCTTAAAACTTTCAGTGCTTTTTCTTTTAATTTATCTAAGAAACCGTCTCGTACATATCCGTCTGTACCAATATAAAACTCGCGTGGATTCTTTCTTTTCCCCAAACCGCTGATGTGGACGCGGACATCTTTATTACTTTCATATCGATGTATTTCATCGAAAACAACCGCACCGTCTCGCAAACCATCTTTTGTATCTCCATTTGATGTTCTAAACTTCAATACACTTGCAGTAGCTTTTGAAGCGGTTTGTGTTTCGGTTGCTTTGAAAGCTTTTTTTAATGTTTCATGTCTGCGAACCGTTTTCTTTACTTCATCAGGACTTGTCTTCGCTTGTTCTTCACTATTTGCAACAACAGATATGTTATATTCAGGTATTCCATGCAATTCACTAATTAAAAAATGAGTGATAACCGATATTAAACCGTTTTTACCGCCACCGCGTCCTAACATCCACAAGAACTTACGATAAAATACACGGCCATTCTTCTTATAAAGTAAAAAAACGAATGCTATTAAGAATTTTTGAAATGGCTGCAAAGGGAAATACCACTTCTCACCGAAGTTGATACAATCCTGGATCATTTCATCATCAAAATACAAATCGTCTCTGTTTAAAACGTATTTTTCTAGATAATTAATTAACAGTTCTCTTTCTTTGTTGAACTTTACCTTTCCTGATCGATAAAGCTCAATATATTCTTCCACATACTTTTGCTTAATCATGTTAAATCACTTTTGCTATATCCAGCATTTGAA